CTCCTTTAACTGTTCCAGATCAGACATACCGGAGAGAACCACTTTCACCTCAGGAAGAGTCTGAAGGAAACGGAATGCCCATGCCGGCACACCCTCATCCGGACGCATTCCCTTTAAGGTCTTTGCATCTTTTTCAGACAGTTTCGCCAATCGCCCGCCTCTGAGCGGTTCCATAACCCAGACGGGAATATGATAGGAATTTAACAACTCTACTTTTCCTTTTGCATCCTGGAAAGACCAGTCCAAATAGTTTAACTGAATCTGGCAAAATTCCATATCTTTGCCGTAAGCATCCAGAAAACGTTTCATAATCTCGCAGCTTCCATGTGCGGAAAAACCGAGATGCTTAATCCGCCCGTTCCTTTTCTGCTCGATCAAATAATCATAGATCCCGAATTTTTCATCCAGATAGGCGTCAATATTCATCTCACAGACATTGTGGAAAAGATAAAAATCAAAATATTCCACACCGCATTTTTCAAGCTGTTTTTCAAAAATTTCTTTTACCTTAGGCATGTTGGAAAGATCATACCCGGGAAATTTCGTGGCAAGATAAAAACTGTCTCTTGCATATTTCTTAAGCGCGCTGCCCATGACAGTTTCCGAATTTCCATTGTGATAACCCCAAGCCGTATCATAGTAATTGACGCCATGCTCCATCGCATAGGCAACCATTTCCTCTACGGCCGCGCTGTCAATATCCGCGTCGTTACCGTTGATCACCGGCAGCCGCATCGCACCCATTCCGAGTGCAGATAATTTCAGTCCCTGAAAATCCCGATAAACCATAATTTTCTCCTTTCCGAAACATATTTTTTTCTATCTTAGAAACATAAAATCCAGTATTTTCAACGCTTTCATCGGTGAAGTGTAGGAATAGTCAAGAAATAAACGACTTTTCTACACTTTCCGATACACCGTTTTACCCTTTATCACAGAGCCAGAAATATCTTCAATCCGGTTCCCATCCAAATCCTGAAGGGTATCGTAAAAGCACTGTTCGTCCGGATAATTGATGAACAATGTTCCCGTAATTATTGTACCATCTGCTGCATGTGCGGTGCAACCCTTGAATAAGGTATCTGGAGTAACCGTATCATTTGTGAGGTCGATTAAAATTTCTGTACCGTAAACGACCTTATTTACAGCCATTTAATCACCCCGCAATCGTTACCGTAGTACCTCCTGCCGAATTAGCAGATTCGACGTAGGCAATCGGGTTTATCACGACTTGGGACAGATAATCAATACCGTTATCAGGAAGAACCGTTTGCTTTACCGTAGAAGGTGTTGCCGTCTTTGCCTGAGCCGTAACATCTGAAGAAGGTTCACAATCGCCTTCCACCCCCAAAACATTGACGCCTTTCTTAATGTTTCCAGGAATGAGTTTAGCCTTTTCCGTTGCGTCAAGCTGCACCGTTCCTGAGCCGTCATGATAGCCAATGGGAACCGTATAGACAGAATCTTTATCTGCAATCGTCTCGGAAACGGCTCCGTTGTTTTTCATAGTGCCGGATATTTTGCTTCCTCTCGCATATGCGGTTTGCCCACTGAGGATTTCGGCGGCAGTCACGGTAGCATCCGTAGAGTCCACGTCAAATGAGCAAGCGCCTTCAATTACTTCTCCGCTCTTATCGTGGGCGGTGTACCCAGTCAGCAGTTTATCTTTCGTAACACTATCCCCGGTTAGATCAATCAAAGTGTTGCCGCCGTAAATCACTTTATTTATTGCCATTTATATCCACCTCCTTCGCAATATAAGCGGTTGTTCCGTTGGACTCATTGCTGGTTTCCCAATAGGGAATCTCCGTAACCAGAATATCATCCTTCAGCACCTTATTTGCGGTGTTCAAAATCTGAGAACCGGATGCCTTGGGAACAACCTTATAATCTCCAGAGTAAGTATCATATTCCCTTGTGACACAGATTGACCCGATCAGACTTTCGCCGCCGGAAAGTGTTCCCCGTAAAACAGACTCCCCAGACATCTTCCCGTTTAAAGAATCCAACGCCTGTATACCGCTCATATCAGCACACCTCCTCCATTATTTTAATTTTAGAGGTAGTGATGAAAGTATCCACTTCGCCGGACGCCTTCGTTAATTGAACATCGTACACATAAGTTCCGAAAGCGAGGTCTTTTGTATCTTCCGGGTTCAGAACCAATTTCAGAGTATCAATCGGAATATCCTTTACCAGCAAAGTATCCTCATCCGTATAATTGGCTTTCATCGCAAAGCGAATGGAATCCCCTTCAGATGGTTCATACGGATTCCCCTTTGAATCGGCAACGGAAATCTGAGCCATGAAAGTATCGCCCCGCGTAAGAGTAATGGTTGTTCCGGAAACCTTATAGCTCATAGCTCGCCTCCATTTCTGTCGAGCAATCGAAAACGGCTATACCCGCTACAATAATAAAAGCCGCCCACATATATAGGCAGCGAATCATAAACAGGTATAGCCGTAAGAGGATTGCATTTGTGATGTTACTTGGTATCCTTGTTGTAGCTTGCGGCGCTGATTCCCAGAAGAACACCCAGGAAAGTATCAACAGCCGTAATGGTGCCGACCACCTGCTCGCCATAAGGCAAATTCCAGATTCCAGCCAGTGCAAAATATAAAGTGCCGGCTGCCGGAAGCAGATACTGGGCAATCCATTTCAAAGTGTCATAGGTTTTGTTACTCATCTTCATGATTTGTTTCCTCCTTGTATTGTGACTTGTGTATGGGTAATTTGTTTACCTCGTTCATGATCCGCTTGGCGGAGCCATTTCCGCCCATCTTCTCGTAAGGCTTATAAAGATATTCGTAGAGATTTTCATACTCATCCGAGGTAATGTATCCTCTCTCGATATACGCCATGCCCAAATACATAATCCGGTCATGCCCAAGCCCTATGAGCATTTCGGTTTTCACGTCTTTTTTCTCAAGCCGTTTTGTTATGTAGGCCCACAGCCCAGAAGACGCAAGAACTGAGCTAAATATAGTAAGTAGTATTTGAAACCACTGTTCCATGTCATACCTCCTGTAAAATATTTTGTGGCGACCTATCAAATATAACCAGCTTCTTGTTTACGACTGTTACTGTCTTGTCGAATAGGTCTTCATATAGCCGCATAAGGTTTTGACGCTGCTGCCTGGATAGAATCTTGTAGAAACTTCCCATCCAACCACGGAACATATTCTCTACATTCTCATAGAGGACTTCTCCGTTTTCAACCTTAACAGCCAGTTTCTTCAATTTTCTGCGCATTGTTGTAACCCTATCCGGATTGATTCTTTTAATGATTTTTCCATCTTTGGTAAGTGTATATTTCACTTGCAGGAATTTGTATGTGCTGGATATCTTAACGATACGAGTCTTCTTTTCGTTAATATGAATGCCCAGCTCCTCAGCGATTGCCCGAATATGGTCAAGCAAATCCAGCAACTCCTCTTTGCTTGGGTTCATGATATACCAGTCGTCCATATAACGACCGTAAAATTTCTCACTTCTTACATACTTCACATAATTGTCAATACGGTACGGATAATAGATACCGATAACTTGTGAAAGCTGATCGCCAATATTTACCGATTTCGCCATCCACTTCTCGCCGGTTAATTGTTCCTTGGGTATTTCCCGGTAATTTAGCTTATTAAACGTATCAGTCATGCAACTGGCGTATTCTTCGTCAGTCATGTAAGAAACATCAATCTTGAACCCATCAAATATAAGTGTCAGAAGCCAGTCAATGAACTCATCATCGTCAAAGAGTTTTAACAATTCCCGCTTCGCTATCTCATGAATGATATTGTCGTAGAATTTTGAGAAATCTCCGAACAGAATCCATCCTTCATTGCCATACTGCTTGTAGTACCGCCGAAGATGCACCTCAAAACGCTCTCTTTGGTGCGAAATTCCTCTACCTTTGATGGAAGCGCCATTATCATAGATGATATGCTTCTTAACCTCTGGCAACAAAATTTCATCACATAAAGCATGGCGAACAATACGGTCTCTGATTCGGATACTTGTAATAGGTCTTACTCGGCCCCGTTCGGACAAAGAAAACTCCTCCACAGGACCATTTTCCAAAGTCCGATTGAGAAGGTCTTCCTGAATGGAGAAAATATACCTCAAGAAATTCATCATGAACTTCTGCGTCGTTTCTTTCCATTTGCTGCCTTTCACAGAAGCCTTGTAAGCCCTATACAAGTTGTTGGCGTCAGACAAAATCTCTTCATACGTCATAATTATTCACCGTGATAGCAATACTTACCGTAGTAAATTGCGTCCAGCTTTGTCATTTATCCTTGATGGAAAGGACAACGTCTCCTTCTCGGTTGGTTAGACTGAGAATCCGGACGAACCCCATTAGAGTTCGAAGCGTTGTTGTAGTTCGTATTGCCATTGTTGTTCACATTAGCGAAATTAGCCGAAGAAACGACGCGTTTTAGACATTGCCCTGCAAGTATGCTTTGATTTTGTTGTCGCGCTGACGCCATTTCTTTATCAAACCGATTTCTCGGTCGATAGCATTAACATATCTGCCATAGGTATTAACGTCCACCTCGAAGATTTCCACGATTCGCTGAAGCTCTTTGAGAATCTGCTCGCAATTTATAATCGCATTGTTCTGATAGTCCCGCCGCTGTTCATACTCACGCATAGAAGTGGGGTAGGTCGAATTAGCCGCTCTTACGTTGCTCGTCAATTGGGATGCCAACTGGTCGATTCGATTTTTGAAATTGGTCATCAAATATCGATACTTCGCAAAGTCTTCTGTCTCGTCCTTTCCATAGGCATAACGGACCCGTACCAGATGGTCTAAATCTTTTACCCCGAAACTTCTCTGCATGAAATCAAGCAGCATGTCATGTAAATCTATCGAGAAGGTAATGGCCTCAAATTTGGATTCCTTCCGTTTGCTTGCCAGGACGCTCATCAATAAGCGGCTCCGGTAATCTCAGCAAACTCTTCCTCGGTAATCCAGCCCTTTACTACGGCATTACGAACGCGGGTTACATCCCACAGCTTCTTGTTGTAGTAACCTCTTACTTTGTCGTAATTCTTGCTATGTTCCATGGTGCTCTCCTTTCTTTACTTAAAGCTCGACATCGCACATCATCGCGATATACTCAACATCAGACTTAAGCTTTGCCTGTTCCAGTTCTTTCTGCGGAATATCCCGCAGGACAAACCACGATTTTTCATTGACGGTCGTTACCTGTACCAGATCCATATTCTCATGAATTTCTTCATTGGTTCCGTCACTGATGATAACCGGGGAACACGTTCCGTCAAAGATGGAAGCGTCAACGGCCTCCTCGGAAATGAAATTGTTTCCGTTCATGATAAGGTTGTCAAGGACGGTTCCATCGGCAAGGGTGATTCTATAAGTTTTCTCATCCATTTTGATTCTTCCTTTCACTAATTTTTTCTGTTATAACACAAAAGCTCGTCACCTGAGTACGGTGTTTTCTTTCGGAGCGAGGGGGCACGAGGCCCCCAGATTCAGCTAACCAACCAAACCGAAGACCGGACGAACCCCAAGAGAGTCCGAAGCGCCGTTGGAGTCCGTAATGCCACGGTAGCTCACACTAGCGAAACGAGCCGAAGAAACGACGTCTCTCAGCCACTGAGTCTGTCTCTGCGGATTGATAAATCTCGGATAAAGCTTCATCAATGCCAACTGGGTTTTGTCGATGGTGTAACGGTTCGGAACGAAAGAACCGTCTCCAGCCGGAGTAAATACCAGACTTCCGTACATCATAATCTCATTCGGAAGCTCAACCGTAGAATCGTACCAGGCGCCGGCAGAAGGATAACCGTTGGTCACGGCATTGGTCAGATATTCCCTGTGGGTGAGAATGTTGGCAGAACCGAAAGCTGAGTTCACCAAAGTCTTTGCATTGGCAAGATTGTCTGTGTACATCTGAGAGCCGACATAGCCGCCGGTAGTGATGTTAGTTTCGTTCATCTTTGCGCTATACAAAATGCCATCCGGCATAATCACCAGATGAGGGGTTGTACAGGCCGTATCACCGTCATTCAGCCAGTAGTTGATATCAACGATTCTCCAGATCCTGTCCCCGATGGTCCAGTAATCCCCGATGAAGAACCCCTTAAACGTTCCAGCCTTGATCTGGGCTTTCTGAGCCGTTGTTAAGGCCGTTCCGAGATTCTTCCCGCGGAAAATATTCCGGCGTTGCTCCACAGAGACAACCGAGTCCAAAATCCCCCAGAAAGCATCGTTGACTGTAATACCCTTGTTGCCGTCCGCAGCAGAAACCATCAGCCTATCCGTCGCGGAAACCGACGAAACCTGTGTGAGCTGCGAAACATCCATCTTGGCAAGATAGTCCTGGGAAGAACTAACTGCCACAAGTGCCGCAAGCAAATCCCTTGCAAGGATTGTTTTTGTCCCGCCGTCCCCGTCCACAAGTAAGACGTTGTTGGCGAGGAGCTGCGTTACTTTTTCGTAATCTGTAATTTTCATTACTTAATCCACCTTTCTTTTTAATCGGTAACAAATATAGCCTGACTGGAGATCGGGTTGTTCCCACTGTCAAGAATTTGTTCAGTTGAATAAGACCGACCGTTCAAACCTCTGGAACTACTGTCTTTAACAGCATCTTCAGTAGAGTCTAATACAGAATATAAACCTCTTCTTGCATTATCTCTGAGGTATCCAGACACCTGGAATTCTTTCGGTATGCCTTCCATGAATTTAGCTAACAGACCAGAGTAAGTCCGGCTCTCAATCGGATTTTCGTTGTTATCCATAACCGGGTTCTTCTCTGCATCTGTAATCGCCTGTAAAAATACGAAGATATTATCAAACATAGGCGCCTCCTTTACTTTGTGACAAATATGGTTTTGCCTCTGATAACATCACCTTTATCATCAAGGAGCTGCTCTGTCTGATCTGCATCCGGGTTGTTCACATACAGCCATGTACCGCCATCGGTCAGAATCTGATAAACTGTGAATTCCGTAGCGAGTCCGTCAAATACCTGTTCGATAGCTTCCAACCGTCGTTTCACATCTTCGAGTTCCTTGCCAACGTCCGAATCTGTTTCAACAACAAATGTAACTCGTTTTCCCTCAATCGGCTTACTATCCCCATCCAGAATTGATGTGTCAGAAGAGTCGTTCAAGCCATCATAAATCGAGTGGGTGTTTGTAAGCTCATTTTGAAAATCTGCAAGCTTATTTATCCGCTCGTTGAGAAGGACAAGCTGATTAGCGAATGCCGAAACATCCTCGCCATCAATGAGATCTTTAATGGAGTCCCACCAGTCTCGAAAATCCTTGTCGATAGAGTTCTTCCAATCGGTAAACTCTTTGGTGTTGGCATTCACATAATCATAGAACCAGCCACTCCAAAGAGCTTTCCAGTTGGCGTTCGTCTCCTGCATTTCCGTAGTTTGACTGCCGAAAAACTCCTCCCACTGATGTTCCCAGTTCAGATAGGCTTCCTGAATCTCCGTTGTCTGAGCTTCAAACCATATCCTCCACTGATTTTTCCAGAAAGAATTTGTAGCCTCCATGTCAGCAGTCTGAGCGCCATAGAACGCTTTCCACTGGTCTCCCCATTGCGCCACCAAAGCATCAATAGACATCTTTTCAAGCGGAGCCGTAACAAACGGGCACGCTGACGTGCCAACACAGTTTGTGATGTTTGCCTGTCTGATTGCTGTCACACCGGCATTTACACGGATATAGGCAAGCGGGTACTGCCAACGGTCATTCGTCTTTATCAGTGTCGGATTCTTCGGACTGGATGCGGGGGTGCCTTTGATAATCTTGATTGAGTTCGCGCGCACCGATTCCCTAGCATCAACTTCCAGTACGATCGCGTCAATTCGGTTCAGAATCACTTCTGATACGGGAAGGGTCAGAGGCAATAGGGCGTCGTTCAATGTCCATGTGTGATTAAACCATGCTCTGCCGATTCCGACATTCACCATCATGCCTTCAGATTCCTTAACCATCATGGCGGTGCCGTAATGCTGCAATACACCGTCCCGGATAATCCCGTCAAAAATACTGGACATCTGAATTGCATCGTATCTTCGATCACGGTTTTTGGAATTGTAAAATCCATAGGTAACACTCATTATTCATCGCCTCCTTCCGTTGTTTTAAATGTCGGGTATACAGATGCACCATCGGAATCTTCAGTCATAACGATTTCGACAATCCGGGCTTTCGTTTCATGCCCATACTCGTTCGCAATCTGAACGACATCACCATTGAAGAAATCTTCACCGTATTTGAACATAACGGTGGTTTCCACTTGGCCCTCAAACGATGTGACATCCGTATTCTCCGCTAACTTTTCTCTCCCCCTTTGTTGCAGCAATGCCGTATATTCAGCATCGGTTAAGGTGACATCGTTGCCGACATCCGAAGAAATATCTCTTGCATCTGTAAAAAGTTCCCGGCGATTCAAACCGCTTCCGCCGCCAACCGTCGTGTATCTTCTTGCAGAGCCTTCTCCCTCCCCGCCAACCAGCGTAACGTTTTTCAACGCTGACTTTGACTCAACATAATTACTGTTGATGATGTTTTCGAAATTGGGGGAAAAGACCACATATGGATTCGCAGTCTGGTCATAAGACCTGTCAACACCGGCATAAAGTTTAAACACGAACTGCTTTTTATCATTCAGTGTAATCTTGAAACCGATATCACGTTCGCTGCAAATCTTGTTTATCACATCGTATAGATTGTCCCCCGTATACTGAGCATCAATTGTCAGCTTTGTAATCGCCGGGTCGGTAGATGCTTCAAAAATGAAATTGCTGATTCGGCGGCTACTGTCGGAAGGGGAGATGATGTTTTCGTTCAGGAGTGTCTGGATTCCATTTTGAAGATTTCCTCTTATGGTCCGTTGCCCCCAGACAATTCTCCTGTCCAGGATGGATTCCAGCGACCTACCGGTTACAGTAATATGATTTCCGTCCTCGGAATCCGAAGTGATTCTTATCTTTTCAATAATCATGCAATGCTCCGATTCCCGATTCTGCAAATAGTAATCCTGCCGTATGTAGCTGAGAATCGTGCTTGTCATAGATGTGAAAAGCTCGAAATCACCATACTCGTAATACCGATCTGTCCAGATAAAGGACTCGTACACATCCACGATGGAGACTGCATCCAGATTTGTGTTTAAAACTATCAAATCCATCACTATACCCCCTCGTAAATGATTCGATTCTCTATCTTGAACTGTAAGTTACTGCTTCCTTCTTCCGCCGTATACGCAAACACGTTATCGCCTTTCGCAAGCTGGAACCAATCGGCCGCTTTATCCAAACAGTTAAGAATGTTGGTTGTTTTTCCGTTCCGCAGAAGGGTAATCGACTTTTTCCCTTTGACCGTACAGATAGTAATTTCATCGCCCGCTACAATTCCGGAACCCGTAAAAGCCTTCATCTTATCAGTATCAATGCGCATAATCTCACGAGTTCCGGTATTGTATATGGTGATGTTGCGGGCTTCGCCGATAGCATGAATAGTAATTGTCACACCAATCTCAGCATCTCCGCTATACACAACCGTCTTTTCCATCTGGTTCTGAATCTCTCCCATTTCCAGCAAACATTCATACAAGGATTCGTTGCTGAAAGGGAACTCAAACAATGGTTCTACGCCATAGAAAATAGTGGTATTGATCCCATCTTCTCCGGCAGAGTAAAAGAAAGGATTCGGACACACAATGGAGACATCCGAACCCTCATCTTTACTGAATATATCCGGTTCATTCGATTCGGTATACCCGTCAATTTCTGCCGAACGGTTATCCGTTTCAATCAGCAGCGTAAGTTTCTTCTTTATCGGAAAATACTTATACGATAACTGACGAACATCCTCAATCGAATCTTTCCAGAGATACTTCAAAGAAATAACTATGTTCCGTTTCTGGAGCCTGGCAGAATTGAACAAATCCCCGTCAGTTGTAGCAATTTCGGTGGTATTGATGTTCGCTTTTCCAGACCCCAGACCGGTTACAGAGGTAACTACGAAACCGGATTCCTCCGGCCTCGCAAGTACCAGCTTGATACTATCGCCAAGATAGTTTGTAACGGTGATTGACTTAATCACGCTTTCACCATCCTTTCCATCGCCGAGAACTGATTCTTTGTCTGCCGATAAATCTCAACTCTCGACAGTGCTTTAGGCGAATAGTTATTTTGTGTAAATGTAAATGTGTTACCTGCATTCGGAGAATTTTCTCCATTTTGAACATCTGCGGTATCCTGCCGGTTCATGCCGGTACTGATGGACAACGCCTGCGTTCTGCTGAACATCGCATTCAGTCTGCTCGTTCCGGCTTCCACATTCGACAAATCAAGAACCGGACGAATGGTCGGCTGAGTATCGATGTCGCTGTCAATGAAATCTTTGACTTTGGAGATCGCATTACTGAGTCCTGTTCTCGCGGCTTTCGCCATTCCGGAACCGGCTTTATACGCTTTCTCTGTGTAATCGCCAATCGCATTTACAAACGCCACACCGAAGAAGTCACCAATCCGATACCCCACCTTGGAAGGGGAGTGCTCGTCAAGTTCTTTCTCCGCCGCCCTTGCTGCCGCTGCCGCCATAGCTCTTGCTTTTGCCTCGGCTTTGTATGTGTTCTCACTGATACCATTTGCAAACCCGTCTACAAGATACGAACCCGCATCATAGAACTGGCTATGGTAATCCTTAACTCCAGAGATAGCCCCACCAAGACTGGACGTAAATGCATTCTTTGCGTCAGCATCTTTACTCTTCACTCCGGCAATGAATTTCACCATGCACTGTTCGCCTGCGCTTTGGAACTCTGAATACTTGTTCTTAATCGCCGTTAGACAGCCGCTGATGATGTTCGTGAATGTGTTTCTGGCATCCGTATCCTTTGCTCGAACACCTGCAATGAATTTCACCATCGTCTGCGTTCCAACCGACTGAAACTCTGAATACTTGTTCTTAATCGCTGTTAAACAGCCGCTGACGATATTCGTGAATGTGCTCCGAGCACTGTTATCCTGGGTTTTTACCCCTGCAATGAATTTCACCATCAGAGTAGAACCAGCAGTTTGGAAATCCCGCTGCTTCGCATTGATAGCCGTAAGTACCGCCTGAACCAACGCTGTGAATGTTATTGTCAACGTACCTTTCTTGGCGTTTGCAGCATTTGCAAATGTTGTCAACATATTAGACGCAGCCGCCGTCACCTTTGAATTTGCGTTATTAAACGCATTGATGAATCCGGTAATCCCAGCCTCTCCGAGTTTTGTCAGTGCGGAACTGAACGATGTCATTCCACTGGTATCTAATCCAGCCATACCGTTTGCCATATCAACCAATCTGTTTGTCTGTGTAATCACGCTGGATAACAGTCCGGTATCAATGCTGCTGATATAACTGTAGTATGAACTGAAATACGAACCGAAAGAGCTCATATCCTTGCCGAAATCAGCAAGCGTTTTGTCGTCGGAGAACCAGCCACCTTCTTTCGGCAAACTCTTTTGAAGCTCAACAATCGAAGTTGCAGCATTGGTAGTTGATGTTACGATACCGGCATCAACATTCTTCATGTAATCGGAGTATTTTGAAAAGTTCTCGCCAAACAGTACCAAGCTTTCACCAAACGCTCCGATATCGTTATCTCCGGTAAACCAACTGACAACGCCGCCGGTATTCGGTAATGTGTTCGCCAACTCGACCAAAGACTTTCCTGCCGTTGCCGAATTTGTTATAGCATCTACGTCAATTCCGGATATTGCATCCGAGTAAGACTTCATTGCCTTTCCAAACGGAACAAGCTGTTCGCCAAACATATCCATGTCGTTCTCACCAGCGAAGAAACCAACCACACCACCGCTGTTCGGAACCGTTTTTGCCAATTCAACTAAAGCTTTACCCGCCGTTGCCGAATTAACAATAGCATCAGCATCCAATCCCTTTACAGCCGTTGAGAAGTCCATCATAGCCTCGCCAAACGGGATTAACTGCTCTCCGAACGCCTTCATATCATTATCGCCGGCAAAGAAGCTGACAACGCCGCCTGTATTCGGAATAGTAGTAGCCATTTCAGCCATTGCTTTTCCGGCAATCGCCGCCGCTGTTACTGCATCAGCATCCAATCCTTTCACAGCAAGAGAGAAGCCCATCATCGCCTCGCCGAACGGAATAAGCTGATCGCCGAACTCCTTCATGTCGTTTTCACCGGCAAAGAATCCTACTACACCGCCGCTATTCGGAAGTGTTGCGGCCATTTCAGCCAGAGTCTTGCCTGCGGTCGCGGCATTTGCCACGATGTTTCCATCCATACCAGCGATTACTACCGAAAACTCTTTCATTGCTTCGCCAAATGGCACCAGCTCTGTCGCGAACTCCGATAATGATGAGCCGCCAGTAATCCAAGAGGTCAATCCCTGCAAAATATCCGCTGCTGTGAGAATGAGAATGGTCTCGGCAAGGGCTTTAACCCCATCCATCGTAGACGGACTAATCTGGCTCGCACCCTCGATAAACGGCTGGATATTTGTCATAAAAGCAGACAAATCTGCTCCGATTTGAGGGAACTGGCTTGAAACGCCGCTCATGAATCCGCCGACGATACCGCTGACAAACTGACCGATTGCTGTCCCAATACCTTCCAGCAATTTACCGCCTTCACCAATCAGCCAGGACAATCCTGGAATCTGCGCTAACGCGCCAACTGCTGCCAATACAAGAGCCAGTTCAGCAATAATCACACCCATGCCCAACACACCAGCCATAGCACCGGGAACTAAAGACGCCACAGCGCTCAATGCCAGCATAATAGCAGAGAGTAATCCGACTCCAACAATGCCTTTCAGCAGGACATTTACATCAATACCGCTAAGCGCATCGACAATACCTGAGAAGAAAGACATAAGAACATCTATCGCAACTTTTATGAGTTCCGGCAGATTCTTTGCAATTCCTTCCAGAACCTTGATTAAAAACTGGAAGATAGAATCGACAATCGACGGTGTATATTTGACAAGCGCCGCTAATGCAGCGTCAATCAGTGCAAGCGCACCGTCTGCAATCTGTGGAACGCACTCTAAGAGAACATCCAGCAGAGACAGAACGACAGCTTTGATAGCCTCTCCAATAGCTGGAGCACTCTCTGCAATTACACGGCAGAATGCGATAATCCCCTCGCCAATTTTCTCAATCACAGCCGGAATAAGCGCCGCTACCCCTGTAATAATAACCGTCAGGGACGCGACGATAGCAGTAGCACCGGCAGCTCCAGCCGCAGCCAAAGCAGTAAATCCTACTGCCAAAGCCGATAACCCTGTTCCGGCAGCCAAGAGCCCTGCTCCGATAGCGAGAACACCGACGCCAATAAGTGCGAAAGCACCGCTCAATCCCAAAATTGTCGGGACGAGCGGAGTAAGGACGGCCCCAGCAACACCGAGAACCGCAAAAGCTCCAGCGATTGTAACCAATCCCTTTGCAATGGACATCCAGCTCATAGCGCCCAGAACAGAAAGAACCGGAGTTAATACTGCCAAAGCAGCCGCTGCCACAAGCATTGCCGCGGAACCGCCAAGCGTGCCTTTCATAAAGTTCAGCCCGACTGCAAGTTCAGCCAACGCAACGCCCATCGTTACAAGTCCTTTGGCAATCTGCTCCCAAGAGAAATTGCCCATTTTTCCAAGAACGTTTGCTACGATTTCAAGCGCTGCCCCGACAATAACCAAACCCGTTCCGATACCAACCATGTTTTTAGGCATCAGTTTTGTAGCGATTGCAACCTCTGCCAAAGCGCCGCCCATTGAAACCAATCCTTTGGCAATCTGTTCCCATGAGAACTTTGCGAAGTCCGACATAGCCGAAGCAAATATCTTCATCGCTGCTGCAATCTCTATCAATGCGAGACCGGAAGAAATAACATGCTTTGCATTTTCTGTAAGATTGGTAAACGCTGCTACTTCAAGAAGAAGTGCTCCGACAGCAGCGAGACCCTTACCGATCTCTTCCCACTTCATTTCTCCGAAGTCTTTACAAACAGATGCGAGAATCTTCATCGCCGCCGCAAGAATAACCATACCCGTTGCCGTAGTCATGGCTTTACCGCCAAACTTGGCTGTGTTTAGAAACAAGTCAACCTCAGCAAGCAACACACCGACTCCAACTAGACCTTTTGCTAACTGCTCCCATTGCAATTTTGCAAGGTCACTTACAACAGAAGCAAGAACCTTGATAGCTGCGGAAAGAATCAGCATTCCGGTTGCGGTGGAAGTGGCCCCTTTGCTAAACTTTGCGGTAGCCATAAAAGCGTCTAATTCGGCAAGCAGAACCCCAACTCCGACAAGACCAGCAGCCAGTTGTTTCCAACTTAAATCTGCCAGTTTCTTTACGGCGCTTGAAAGGATGAGAACCGCACCAGCAAATACAATTAACTTTGTAGAGCCCTTTCCAGTAACCCCATCAAGTTTATTAAACACCGCCATAGCCCCCATCAAATTTGCAAACATGACGGTGATTGCTCCAAGCGATGCTGAAAGTTTCTCACTGTCAATTAACGAAATCGCAACGATAGAAGCCGCCAGAATTGCAATTGCAGTTGCTATCTTAATTAACGCCCCCGCCTTTAATTGTGTCTGATATGCTTCAAAACAACCTCTGACACCGTCAAGAATTCCGGTCACGCCATCCAAAATCCCCTGCAATCCTTCAAGCGGTTCGGTAAAGCTCTTTAGGAACTTGGTTATACTGAGAGCAATTCCGCCAATGGAAAGTCCATTCAGCAGATCAATAATCCCGCTAAAATCTGCATTGCCCATCTTTTCGATGAGAGTATCCGCTAAGCCGCCAAGAGCACTTGCGATGCCGCCGACAATTGCCTTGACCCCATTCCATAAAGCCTGAAGAACCTGCAAGAGTTTACAGTTTGCCAAGGCATTCCCCATCGCTTCCACAGCATTAAGGAACCCACTTTTCATACTCCCGGTAGATTCTCCAACCTGTGACATTCTTTCATGAATCCGTTCAAGCATAGAATGAATGAACTCCATGCCCGGAAGTTTAATTTTTTCTTTGACAAGGTTCAAGAATTCTTTTACTGATTCCTTTACCTTATCTAAATCTGGAAGATTGAATCTATCCTTTACTTCTTTGGCAAAATCCTTAAAAGCACCCGCTGCCTTTCCTACGAAACCGATAACACCCTGAATCGCTTTGTTGAAAATATCGTTTTTCTTGATAAATTCATCGAGACATACAAGCCATTCTCCGATACCGCCGGTAACAGTCAGGATGCCGCCTCCAAGATCGTCCAATCCTCCGAACAACGGAACTATTGCATTAAATATTGCTGAAAAAGCCTGCTTCACAATATCCAGAATCGCAAACAATCCCTTGAAGGTATTTTTCAGATTTTTGGATGCGGATTCGCTAAGTTTCAGATGAGAGGTAAATTCCTTTAGTCCAACTGTAAGGTTATAAAGCCGCTCTGAAGTTATGGGTGGAAATATCTCACGGAATCCCTCAGATATCGGTTTGACAACACTGGCAAGACCCTCAAAAGCATTTTTAGCCGCCTCAATCAAAGCAGTACGTCCGCCCATGTCTTTCCATCCTTGCAGCATGGAATTACGGGCATCTGACTGAGCATCAATAAACCCTCCGATTGCATTACTCAGGCTTGTCCAAAGGGTTTTCGCTTCTTCAAAGTCACCGAACAGAATTTCCCAGGTCATGGCCCAACCAGAGCCGACAGCCTCTTTCAGCGTATCCATCAACTGGCTAAAAGTTTTTACTTCCTGAGCGGCAGCAAAAGCCTTCTTACCAATTTCAGTAGTCTCATCAGCATAATCTCGCAAGGTATTGACAAGAACATCTGTGGTCATCCACTGATACTGCAAGCTGTCGTTGAAATTCTTCGTGGCGTTGATAGCCTCGTCCATGGTGGAGCCCTGATTGTTTTCGGTCAACACACGATACATTCCATCAGCGGTCTTTTCCACTGTTCCTGCCGCAACAGCCGCTTCCAAAAGCTGTGTCTTGAATTCCACTGTTGCCATGTTTGCGTTTTCAATGGATTTCCAGTCAATCAGCTTTACATAACCAGCCGATAAAGCCTGCGCAAAGTTATACATGGCTCTGGAAGCCTCATTTGCATTCGCGCCGGAAATGGCAGCTTCGTTCGATATACCCTGAATCGCCATTACAGCATCTTCCAGTTTAACACCAGCATTTGTGAATTTACCGATGTTCGAAGTCATATCCTGAAACGAATAAATCGTTTTATCTGAATACGTATTCAACTCCTGGAGATATCCATTCACTTCTTCCAAAGAAGCGCCGGTACTCATCATGATTGTCTGAATCGAACCCATTTTCAGTTCGTATTCTTCAAATCCCTGAGAGATTGGTTCTATAGTAAGCGAATGAAGCATCTGCTTTCCGGTATTGATAACCGAATTGGTAATGTTGGCAAGAGCGGTTACAGCCATGACTTCAAACGCCGAGAATTTAGCGTGGACGGTTTCCACCGCACTGGTAAGCCCTGACATATTGCAGTTTTTTGCCGCAGAATTTACATTCTCCAAGCCCTTTGCAGCACCGTCCAAATTCAGACTGCGCTTTAGCTTGTCAAGAGTCGAGAGGCTGGTCTGAACATTCTGCTCGAACTGTTTATTGTCGAACCGCATCTCGACAACTCTTTCGTCAACTGTCTTGCTCATAGCTTCGTAACCTCCCTCCATGCTTCATTTGCGATTTTGTCAAAAATAGGCTGGATAGCAGGATTGATGTAATCTCGCCCCTGTACCCAGCCGCCGTTTCTTGTTCCATGCCCGTATTGCAGGATGATGGCAATCGGAACTCCATTTTGAATATTTGAGTTGTAAAACGAAATCGTTACCGACCCGTTCTTGTTCTTAATCTCGTATCGCCATGAACTGGCGGTTTTTCCCGAATCGACAGGTGTTGCAGACGCAAGGGCGGCTACTCCCTCTCGACCGTACTTATCAAGGTCTCCGAGTTTAACGACCTCTTTTGCCCTCTCTAAATACCTTGTCAATTTAGAGAAGTCGCCCTTTTGTCTGAACGTTATCATATAAAATTCTCCTCTACATAAGCGCGTTTACCCTGCTCTGAACCACAGAGTAGTCATAGCCGGCTTTGGTGAGCGCCTCTTTACGGGCATCACCGTTGCCCCATTTTCCCCGTATGACCTCACGAGCCACAGCATCAACCGATTTCTTGGAAGAAGAGACGAGAGCGTTGACGCGGTTCTGGACCTCACTGTAGTCATAGCCGGCCTTGGCGAGCGCCTCTTTACGGGCATCACCGTTGCCCCATTTTCCGGCGATTACTTCCTTCGCAACTTCGTCTACGGACTTCTTGGAAACTCCAGCCTTTCCGGAAAGGATAGCGTTTACACGCCCCTGGACCTCAGCGTAATTGTAACCAGCCGCAGTAAGGGCGTTTTTACGAGCATCGCCATTGCCCCAAGCTCCATGAATCACCTCGTTGGCAATCTCATCTACGGTCTTCTTCGTTTCCGGAGAAACAACGGTTGAAGTGCCGGCGGCATATTTCGGACGGGCGAACCCACGGATATACCCCCAGCCGACATTGATGGTACGGCGGTCAACCTTTTCGCCCTTATTACCCTCGATACAGACAATCGTGTCGCCGTATACCTGCTCCACATAACCGATATGGTCTGCATAACCGTCATTCGGCTGCGTGGAATCGTCCCAGTTGAACAGGATTACGTCCCCGACCTCAGGCTTCACAGAACCATCCTCAATCCAGATGCCCTTTTTCTTAAAGATCTCGATGTGCTTCTCGCAGCCCACTTCGGTCCCGATCAGATCGACAGCCCCTGCCTTAATTGCACAGGCGGATACGAATGCATCACACCATTCATCAGTGGTCTGTATTGCATAACCGCGGGCAAGCGGCTTATGGGAGTTGTATGTATCCAGAATCTCTTTGAACTTCCCATTTGCTTCGGAATATCCAAGCCAGCCGCGGGCAACATCCAATACAGTGTTTGCCGTTATCCCGGTTTTGACAGTATTGCTCTCCTCTGAAAAATAGTAGTTCATATCAACATTTCCGCTGATTCCGGGAACGCTGCCCTTGCTGCTGTACTGATGGAAAGAGCACGGATAATCTGCATCGCCGCTCCAGTCAGCAAGCCATTTGATATACTTGTCGAGAAGAGCGTGGTCGTACCAGTTCCGGTAGTAGTCAATGTTAAAATAGACTCCAGCCTTATATCCGAGAGATTCCACCGTTTCACAGAACGCTTTTGTATGTGCATTGCATTCGGCTCTCCCAAGCGTCACACCGGAAGCCGCTGCCTTTGTGACTGTGTCATACTCGAAGTCGAAGAACACGATGGTCTCTTTACCGAGACCGGCTTTCTGAAGATTCGCGATGCATGACCGCGCCTCCTGCTTCGCCTCTTCGACATTGAGTGCATAAGAAAAGTGGTACACACCCATAATGGCGAGACCCGCTTCCTTACACTTCTTTACATTTTCAAAGAATCTGGAATCTACTGTATGTCTGTAACCCTCTCTGAGAATTACAAACTCGATTCCACTATTCTTAACCTTCCCGGCATCAATATTTCCTTGCCAGGTTGAGATATCTATTCCGCACTTTTTAGGCATAATCATCACCCCTTCGAATTTAATTGTTTTCTTCGTGCTGCATTTAAAGCGGCATTGCGTTTCATAATTTCTCTCCTGCTTCTCTTTTTAGGTGGCGAATTCTTAATGTTGCACACCTTAATAAGAGTAAGAAGACGATTAAGATGCCACTTCTGACACTCAAACGGAATATTCAGAGCAATCATCCAGTAGTAAATAATCTCTGCCGTAACTTGTTCTCTGCTGGCTTTTACCGCCTTTTCCTCCGTAAAATGAGTAGCAGTCATCGGAGCATCGATGTATCGGTTAATTTGGTCGATACAAGATGTTGTCAGATAGTTATACACTTCCGGATTCACATTCTGCGTGAGTGTCATACATTGCACATAATCCAATGTTTCCTCAAGCGTCTTTTCCTGTTTGGTAAGAAGGGGCTTGCACCATTTGGATTCCCATTTTGAAAGGGAGACAAGGGAATGCTCCAACTGCAATGTTTGCTCTTTGGGGTAGATAAACATCTGGTTTATTTCATCCCATTGTTCCTCGCCAGCAGGTATTGTAATTCGCAACATTCCCTTCACCTCCTCTTGCTTTCAGATTTAATTCGCTACCGGAGTCAATGCCGGCGCTGCCCCCTGTCTGGAGTTCGGAACAATACCGTTCACAAACTTTGCCGCCGCATCAGCGTTGGTTGCCAGCTCCATAAACAGGACAGAATAAGCTTCCGTTTCAGAAAAAGCCTTGGACAGTTCATCAGATTTGATAAACCGCTTCCCGTCGGGGCTCTTCTCGCCGTATGCTTTGAGAATCAGTTCCTTGAAAATCTTGATGATAGCCGGAGTATCCTGTGCTGCCACAATTCTCCGAATCATCTCAGACAGCCCGCCGGTAGTCCCCATTTCCATCTCCATACATTCCGCCTCGGAAAGATTGAAGTAATGGTCTTCCGTGCGCTCAGTTCCGTTGTAATCCTTGTAGGTAATCGCTTTCTTTAACATAATGTTTTCTCCTTTCGACAATAAAAAAAAAGGAGCCGCCAGCTTTTACACTGAAACGGCTCCCAATCTACTTAAATATGAAGTTGTGAATTAGCCCGCTGTCTGGAACTCCTGATAAAGCTTCAGAATCTCATCCGGCAGCGGCAGCCTTGCGTCAACGCCATCCGTACCGCCCTCGGTGGTAGGCTCTGTACCGTACAGAATCTCCTCCAGCTTAGCCATGAACTTGGCGTCAAACTTGGTGGAATCGAAAGTAAGACATGCCGTCGGCTTAAGCTTCTTACCATCGATAACCGTGTTGATAGCCACCGGGGTCGTGCTGATCTCCCAGGAAAGGGTGATGGGTTCCGGGCTGTCGTTGATGGTGGAATAGCCTTTTTCGGACGGAGCCGCCAGAGCACCGTAAATCAGATGCAGCTTATAGCCATAGTCATTGTTGTCAACATCATTGCCCAGAATAGTTCGGTAAGAGAGACCAAACGTCTTTCTGGACTGCTGACCTGCAAACATACCGGGCACAACCTCGACCGAGCCATCGCACTCCGCAAATTCGTCAGGGTACATATACGCCTCGACAGTAGCCCCAAATTCCTCCGCCGACATCAGATTCAGGTACTTGATGTTATCTGCATAAATCGGAGAAGCTTCCGCTCCGGAAGGACTTTCCGATACAGCACTCAGGCCATTCCATGCGACACCTTTACTGTAAACGCCGCCAGCCTGAATAGGGTAAAGAACGCCGTGATCCACACCGGTCTCATACAGACGCTCGCCAGTTTTATCCCAAACAAGTTTCATAGATTTGTTCCTCCTTAAAAGAATATGGTAAAGACATCATGATTCAGGTTGTCTTTTTCGTAATGCCGGATAAACCGACAAGTAGGCAAAGCAGCTACTTTACCTACGAGTAGACTATCCGGATCTTTATCAATGACTGTTACCGAATATTTTCGATGAGACAAATAAACCCCGTCATTCGCATACGTGTTCTCGATACCGTCAAGACCGTATACGATGGCGGGGTAATTCATCTTAACCGATTCTGGGGGTTGAAAATAAGCATTCCTCGTTCCAAGGATCTCACAGAATATCTCATGTAGCAGAAAACGTCTGTTCGTCGCCATGATATACACCCCCTATTGTCAGAATCAGCCTTGGGTACTGAACTTCTACATTTGAAATCTTCCATTTAGCACCCATAAACCCAACGTACCGCATCGAATGAAAATTCTCATTGGCAAACGGATCGGCAACAATGCTGATCTCATTTGCGACATTGATGTCGTCGTTGAGCGTTTCAGCGCTTTGGAGCCTGCGCATATTACGAGTCAAATCACCAAAGTACATACGCTCGGTAATCTGCTCCTCCCATATGCCAGGTCTCGTTTCCACTGTCTCAGCATAGCCGATTGGTCCGTAAAATTTCGCCATTTTGAATTTTCACCTCCTGGACATTAGCCGCTGACAGACTCTGCTTTCTCCTCGATGACGATAGCAGACTTGATTCTAGTAAGCTGACCGGACTTGCGCGTCTCCAGCAGCGACTGAAGCTGATTGAACTTGATGTCGAAGTCGGTGAAGTGAGTCACATCGCCGCCCTTGGAAGCGCCATATCCGTAGTCAGCCATATTCACGCAAATCGCGTGCAGCTTGTGCTTGACGCCGTCGGAATCGGTACGAACCTTCCCCTCGAACTGCGTAACCTCATAGATATTGGCAACGCCCAAAGCCGCAGCAAGCTCGGTATCCGTCTCGTAAATACGGCGGCCATTGCGGTCACGAGCGAGAATCATGGTGTTGTGCATATCAGTGGTAATGAACAGATCCGGCTTACCGGTACCACGGAAGTCCTTGCGAGCCTTACGCAGAGCCGTAACCATAGCCTCTGCATAAATGAAGCTTTCGCCGAAATACTGCTCGGTGTTGGCACCCTGAAGCTCTTTTGCCATGGCTGCAAAGTCCACATCCTTGTGGATGGTGTACAGCTCATCGTCAGTCCAGATGGGACGAATCTTGTCCGGGAAGATTTTCTCAGGGTCACTGTTAGGACGCTCATCACCCAGCATGGTAGCAACAGCCAAAGTTTCCTTCAAAGAAATCTGGTCGATGCTGTACTGGAACTGAACATAGTCGAAATCTTCGATGTCCACCACATCGTCACGATGCAGTTCGGAAGTGACGTATACCGTCTGGGGGTCAGTGGTACGCCTTACCAGCTCGTAGTTGCCGGTGATTTTCTTCTCGTTTCCTTTCTGATAACCCTTGGCGGACAGTGCGTCGATGTTCCGAATATCTACATGAGAAGTACGAACCCGACCGTGAGGGATTTTCTGAGTCTTGGCCATGATAGCGTCAACCCATCCCATATCATTGGTGATAAGTTCGGGAGTGCGGCTGGGATGCGCCTCAACATACTCCGGGAACATGGTGGTGATGTTTCCGTTGCCGGTCTGAATAAAGCCACTGATATCGGCGTGCTGAAGACCATGCTCCTCGCTATAAATTTTCATAGCAAGCTTGAGCGAACCAACGTTGCTGGATTTAGCGATCTCCAGAATTTCACTCTGAGCCGCGTGAGAGAGAACATTCTCCTGAGTCTCACCCTTGTTGTCAAACACATTATGTTTCATATCTTCGTTTCCTCCTTTAGAATCGTCATTGTTATCTTCCGGCTCCCCATTTTCACCGAGAGCCATCCCGACCATAGCCAACATCACGTTCTGCTCCTTTTCGTCGAGCTTCTTACAAATCCGGTCAAAGACCTCGCCGACGGTTTCGTCGTCTTCAGACGGCTTATCATTCGGTTTCTTATCTTTCGATTCACCCGCATCATCCGGCTTCTTGTCTTTGTTTTCAGCCCCATCGTCAGAATGATAGAGCATGATGTTCTCATTGTAATTGATAATCAGCTCATCCTCGACGGCAACGCCGTGATTCATAACCGTATCAATATAGGCTCCGGGATTTGCCCCGGCCAAAACGAGACTCACCTCACGGATAATACCATGAACCACATCTTTCCCCATCTGCTTCAACTGATTCGCTGCAATGGACAGAGAAACAACGTCCCCGTGCTGAACCAACTTTTTAGCCGTCTGTCCGGATTCCGTATCATTGAACGTACAGTAGGCATAAACCCCGTCGTCTCTGTTTTCCAGCAATGCGTGTCCCAAAACATTATCCTGGGAATCATGCTGATGGTTCCAAACAAGGCTTACAGTCTCGCCGTCCTGCTGTTTAAAAGCATTCTTACGGATAATTCTTCCGTCGGCGCACTGCAAATCATTTCTTGTGGCCCAGCCACTGAAATCAAATTTTGCCATTTTGAATTTTCCTCCTTACTTCTTTTTCTGTGATGATTTACGCTTGCGCTTGGACACCTTCGGCATCTCGGCGGCAATCTTGTCAAACTCCTTTTGATAAATTTCCTCATAAGAAGAGTCCAAAGACTCCTTTGCGGCTTTATAGGCTTCCCTCGCTGCGGAGATTGCCGATTTTAACCTGCTGGCAACCTGTTTTCGTTCAGCCGAAGCATTGGCAGAATTAGCCGCGCGGTCTTCTTTTGTTTCTTCTGACACCTGTTGCTTTCTCGCAGTGGCATCGGAACGGACACCTTCTTTACTGGACTGGGATTCTTCGCTTACTTTCGATTTTGCCGCTTTCGAATCCGAACGCAACTTGGCAATTTTCTCGTTACGCTCGGCTATCCGTTTTGCTCGTTCAGCTTTTGGCAAACTGTCCGGAATCTTTTCAGCCATAAGACGTTCTATCGCAGAATTAGTCTTGGATGTTATCCTTTCCTTCTCTGCCGTCGAGGTTTTTTCGATATCTTCCAAATCGGATTTTTTATCCGAATCGATTGCCTCTTTTTTACGAGATGCCCTTTTGGTTAGAGCATCGTTCAACTCCTTCAGACGTGCAGAGATTTGTTCCCTTGTGGCCGATGCTCTTTCTCTAAGCGCTGTTATAGTCTGTTTTCGCTTTTCCTGTTCCCCCTCAACCTTGGCCTTTTTCTCGGCTTTGATTTCGTTTTTGGTATAGGACCAGACTTTCTTTCCTTCATCCGAAAGCTTGGTAGCTGAGCGGCGTCCTTTCAATTCCCTGGTTCGCATGTAATATTCATGAGCTTTTTGGGGGTCGTAATAGGGAGAGGCATAATGCTGAAGATTATTGTCCATCTACGAATCCTCCTCCTCTTCCTCATCATCGGAAATATAATCGCCGATTATCTTTTCTATTTCAGATTCAAGACTATCCAGCAATTCATTTACGATGCGGTCCTGTTCGCTCTCACCAGTTGAAGTTCCTTCGTCAGCCATCGTCGGATTTCCGGAATTAACCTCGCCTTCTGTCTGATTGAGATTTTTATTCCGAAGTTCATCCGCTTTCGGGTCTTTTGACGGTTTCCATCCGATCGTCTGCCGCATCTCATTCGAAGTCGCAATCTCATTACGAGTCAGCTTATCAGAGATTTCAGCCAATTCCGTAACAGGCACCAGCTTGAACGGGTCTCTGAAGAACATAATTGACTGCTTCTGAGACCGAGCAGTTTTGGTCAGAAACTTCCGTTTCATCTCGTCAACAATAGCAGAAACAATCGGCTCAATCGTTCGGTTGTAGTAGTTGAGCATTGTCGTTTCGTCGGCTGTACCATCTAAAATACTCTGAGTGATTCCCAACTGGCTGTATAGCATACTCGTTAAGTATTCAATCTGAGACATTAGATTGTTTCCAACGGAACGATTTAGCTGCGTTATATGCTCCGTACCATCGGTATAAGCGATACCATACTTAGAACCGGACAACTGCTGCTCAATATCTTTACGCCGTTTTTCGGCCTGCTGACGTCTTGCATCTGTCTTGATAACATACGGAAGCTGAATGATTAAATCCAACTTTCCGGAACTGCTTTGCTCATCGACAACGTCCAAGAGATTCAATTTTCGGATTAACCGCTGCATCGTGGAATTCGGTTCGTTGATAACCGCATAAAGCGGATTTTCAATAATCGCAACCGCTTCCTTTGGCATAAGAATATCTTCTTTCAAACCGGTGTTCTCGTTGTAAACCTGAACACGAACATGCTTCGGATACCATTCGAGAATTTTTCCAGTTCGCATCTTGTCAATATCGAATGAACCTGCTACTCCGTCTTCCGGATCATCATCGGTGTCGGTAGGTACAATGGCTACGCATCCTTCGTCCAACATCGACATGACAATATCCTGAATAAAAGAACGCCCAGTTTGATCTATATTGGCTTCCAAAGAAAGACAATTGTTCAAACCGGACTTTATAACTTCAAGAAATCGTTCATTATCATCCAAACGGACGTGCTGAATGTTGATGGCAGCCGCATCCAATGCAATACGGTTGTATACGGAAGTGACAATGGACCTTTCATTTCCTCTGGTAAGCCGAGGACGGTCTGGTCTGTAAGAATATCCCGTTCCGATATCACGGTAATAGTTTTGCTGACCGTTATTTCGGAAAGCATTCCAGGCATGTTTAAACCTCGAGCCAATCGCTATATCCATTTTTTCATCACCTCCCTACGCCTTATCCAGCACTGTCTTTTTGTAAGCAACCCGACCGGAAGCCCATACACCATTTCGGAGCTGCGCCATGTTGTAACCTTCATCAGCGAGCGCCATCATAACGCCAATTTCCCCTCGTTTTGCTACGAATTGAACAACCTTTCCGGACGGAGACCGAATCTTTGAAGCTGACTGACTCATAAGTTCAGCCATTTTCTTGTTGTAGGCGTTGATCGCCGAGGAACTCAATTTTCCCGATTTATTTACAGCGCCGGGAGACCGAAGTATTTCATTTGCATATCGGCTCATTTCTTTTGAAGATTTTCTGCGAACCTGCTCCGTAACCTTCTCGCTTTTCTTCTTGACCCAATTTGCATCTTTTTTACTGAGATTTCCGAGTTGAGCCGGGGTACGGCGAACGCCCCATTTCTGTCCCAAAATCCCATGATGTTCTATCATTTCTGACAAACGCGCTCACCTCCTTTACTCAAACGCATCTCTGTTCAGCTTATAGGCGATATAAGCATCCATCATAGCTGCCACAGCATCAATCTTTTGGTCGCCCCGCTTTTTGTAAAGCTTCCGATTCCCGTTAGTGTCCGTGATAGTAATGCAGTTTCCCATACAGAAAGACATCAATTCTTCGTCAAATAAAAGCATCCGCTCCTCGGAAAGTTTCTTTAACTCTCCCAAAGGAACGGATTCCGTTTTTGCCCCCTGTATTACTTTTTCGATACCAAACGGACCGTTTTCGGATGCCCATCTCTCAACGAACTCTTTGGCATTGTAAGGATCATACCCGAAACAACGGACATCGTATCCACGTTCTACAATATGGTTATCCAGGTCTTCATACACCTGCATCATATCCAAAACAGTGCCTTCCATGACAATCAAGCTGCCTTCCAATATGAACTGCTCGTACTTACTGCGCATTGCTGACGGAAGTTTCCGAAACGTCAAATCAGAAATATACGCTCTGGTTTTGATTCCAAATGTTCCGTTTGACAAAGGAAACATAAAGGTAAAATCACAGAAGTCATCGCCTCTCGATAAATCGCCGCCCATAGAACAAGGCATACCAGAAAAATCACGCTTACGATATTTCAAGGTTTCTTCGTAAGTAAAGTAATAGGTATAACCCTCCATGGGCAGACCGAACCGTTTCGCCAAAATATCATTTCTGGCCGCCGGAGCATTTTCGGCTCTTTCTACATCGCGCTGGTACACTTCAAAAGTGACAGTTTTTCCGAGATTTGGATTGGCTTTCAGCCATTTGTTAGGCTCTGAAATCTCATCGATGGAATCGAGCTTATACCACCAGATAGAAGTATTGATTGCCGGGTATTCGCCCTTTAAGATTTTCATCAATTCCATTTTGATTGTATCGCCGCTGCCGTTCCGAACAGTTCCTTCGGAGCTGGTTGCAATGATAAGGTAATCGTCAAGTTTTGAGGCACCTTGCTCGATAGCTCCCACCACGTCTTCCCTTACATCACCAGACAGCCATTCGTCAATTGTTGATACTTTAGTCCTCAACCCTTGAAGTTTATCAATGGACATCGGACGAACCTCTATCAGAGAACCCGTAAAAAAATTTTCAATTCCCTTTTTGGTCGAGGCAAGCTTTACGCGGTTTGCTTTAGCGCCCGTAGTGTTCTGTAAAGAACCTTCCGTAAGAAATCTGAATAGCGGACCCTTTGCTCTTGTGATGGCTGTTTTTATTGGCTGTATTACTTCCTCCGCCTGTTTCATAGTCGGAGCAGTTGTTATCTGGTGGGTAGTAGAAGTATCAATATTTTCGAAATAGGATTGGATACAGGAATCGTACAAAGATTTGGCAGCTCCTCGCCCAACAATCAAATACTGTTTATTGATAAGCCGCTTCTTGATAGTTTTCACTACAAAATGCCCGCCGGGGCCATTTGGGTTCGGTTCCCATACCTCCCTCTCCTCGAAGTAATACCATCCAAATATCTGTTCGCCCCAAAGTTTGAATGTATCGAGCATAACAAGATTAGCGCCATCAGTTAGAGTAAGCTCCTCTTCACAGTATGCAATCCACCCCTCAACCGGACGGTCATCATAATAAATTCCACGGTCTGCGATAAGTTCGTCAATCCGATTCATTTCCATCTCGATTTCACGGCAGACGGGTATTTCTCCGCGAATTACGGCATCCCTGAACGCGCCGTAATACTTCGGAACGGCAGTGTTCGACAATGCCATAATTTACTCACCTCATTTCTGCTTTTAATCGGATGCGCCGGAAATAAGTTTCTTAATCTTATCGTAGTTGTTGTAAATTGTCAGAGCAGTAGATGTTACGGTGGCAACCGTAGTGCCGGCTTTCACAACATTGTTAAAATACTGCTTTCCGCGATTCACATTGCTCTGAGACAACTTAGAATACTGCTGCTCCATTTGAAGCCGATTTAAACGGCTCCGAAGTTCAGCGTCACTCATTGTCTTAACGGACTTAGAACCGTGAGCTTTCTTATAATCCTCATGAGAATCATCCGAAGAACTCTTTTTTGCACTCTTTTTCCCTTGTCCCAACTGTGCAGGAGTACGCCGAACACCCCATTTCATTCCGAGAACGCCATGATGAGTTAAACTATTATCCATTTTGATTTTCCTCCTCTCCACTCGGATCGGCCGCAACAAGAATACGCCACTCAAGTTCTTTTATCTGCTGGTTCATACATTCGATAACCGCAGACGCAAGTGGTGGGTCAAAAAGAAGTTTAACCTTCAAATGCATATAGGACTTTATGAATTCAATCTTGGATTTCTCAGGAATGAAATCAGTCCATAAAGCGTCATCGTCTTCAATGGAAAATCCATCAGCAGGACCGACACCAAGCTGAGTTAAAATTGAAAACACAGAGTTGATGTGCATAATAAGGTCAGCATCATATACCTGGTATTCTTCTGCGATTCCGAGCAACTTTTTAATTGATGTCAGTATGCTTGGTATGTTCTTTTCCATCGCGGTCCTCCTTTTTTACTTAAACCATGATGAACTGTTTCATACAAAAGCCTTCTAAACCGGAATCGGTATAAACCTTGTAAAACTCACCGATAGATTCAGCTTCATCAATCATAACTTCCGTGTGGACAGGAATCGTACCAAGCACCTCAGCCTTGTCATCCGGTTCTTTACGGATTCTGAGATTTGCGCAGTTGCTCACCAGACCAATTACAGATTCTTTCTGTGTTGCTGTCATTCTTTTAGCTTCCATAATTTGTTTCCTCCTTAATGTCTCCATGGACAGGTATCGTTTTTTGTTCGTTCAACTGGAATATGAGAGATTAGAGTTTCATCTCCATAGTGAATTGCGTTGTGGGTTGAAAGTTTTGTAGACACAACATTGTCAGGGTCAAATACGCATGGGTTCCGATTCAGAATATCTTCATAGGTTATAGGATTGATATGGTGAATAATAATCGACCCAAAAATCTCAAATCCCTCTAAAGCCAAATCGCATCCATTATCTCGAATAATGATTTTGTTTCTGAATCTCATCCATTCATCAGAATGATAGAATTCCTGATTAAGCCAGCGTTTAAAACCAAAAGTCTCTTCTGCAACTTTTCCACAAAGTCTGAGATATTGATATCGTTCCTCAAAAGTTGGAATTCGGATTAACTCACTATAAGTCTTCTTCATCCAAATCCTCCTCTCCACTGTACCGTCGAAACGCTTTCAGTGCATTTTCGTATAATTCCTCTGACCGATGCGCAGATTGCAGCGATTCCACTTTTGCCCTTAATAACTCGTTTTCACGTTCTATCTTCTCCCTCTCCAGACGCTCCCTCGTAGACCCCAGTTTTAAATAATGTGTTATGACCTGAGAGGAGGCTGTTCCCTCCATCAATTGTTTCTCAGCAAGATCCACTGCAAGAGAAATCATCTGATTTTCCCTCGCTTCGGGTGTCAACGCAGGTCGCATCTTTCTTGAAGAATCAGAAGAGCTTGCAGCCCTGGCTTTTCCCATACTTGCCGCCTCCTCTCGATTAGTTTGTCGCTCGTTTTTTATGCCTTTTAGAATAGTTCTCCTACGGTATTTAAAAGAACTCACGAAGCCGGCAAATATACTTTTTTCGCTGAAAGGAGAAAAAGAGCAAAAGAACCACAGCCAATGCCATGCCAACCCCGCGAGCTCGTTTAAACACCGTAGGAGAATGAGGGGCAATCCTAAAATATACCCCCGGAGAATTTTTGAAGACTGCCGCGATGTGGGAGGGGGTGTCTTTTCAGCGACCCTCCCCCTATGTCTTTTATCCGCCAGTCTGATGGGCTATCCAAGCCCTATTTGTATCGAAAAGCAATTCCAATACCAGAAACTTACTTTTTTACGTTTTCTTTTAAGCAGTTGCAACTTGTTGTATCACTTTTCGGTAGATATTGGTGAAGTCATACTTGATAATCTCATCAATTGCTCTTTCAATTTCTTGATTGTTTTCTTCATCCGAAAGCTGATCAGAAGTTCGAGCAATTCTTCCCAAGTACGCACTGGAATGATAGCCTTTTTCCTCATCGAACAGGAACCAAGAAGTGAACTGTTCAAATGGATTGAAAGGATTATCAACTGTTGTTAAAGCACATCGTCTTACCATAAATGCTTAGCTCACTCCTTTCATTTTAGGTATTTGTTTACGGTTGATGTGGATACTCCAAGAGCCTCGGCTATCTCGGCAGTGCTGTACCCAGAGGCACTCATAGATGCAATCTTGTTCACCTTGGCTGTGCTTAGAACTGTGGTAGAGCGAGGTGTTGCGCGTTGCCTAAGTGTATCGATGTCTACGTTGTTGATGATCTGCGTAAGCCGGTTCTCACTAATAGCGCCGGCCTGAATAGCTTCCCATTCACGGTCACTTATCGAAATCGTTTCTCTTGACGCCCCGACTGTAGTACGAGCTGCTGTCAATGCCTGCTGAGATGCTTTCTTAATCTCGCTTCTTGTCATATCGGGATTCTCCTGTTTCTTAGCAGCCACCGTAGCATTTGCAATAACTTGGGCCTGCCTTTCGCGAGGAGCGTTCCTGAGTGCCACATTTAACTGGGCCATCAAATGATCTCCCTCCTCCTGGTAGGTCTCTTTAGCAGAGGCGGTGTAGGCAATCTTACCGGTTCCAAGCATCTCTTTACGGGCACGATTAGCAAGGGACTTCATCTCGTTAGCATAAGTAGCATAAGCTCTTTCCTGGGGGGTATCTGCATCGGAAACAAGGGTGAATGCGTCTTTGGTTTCAGCCATCTTTGTACTGGCCTGAGTCCTGACTCTTGTTCTTCCATTCTTGTCAGTGTATTCTTCATAAACTTCTTTGTAGGTCTGCTCACCTGTTTCCGGATTTATGACGGGACTTCCCTTTCGTTTAAGAACTGACGTTTCAGACTTGGCTCTCGAAATCAGAGTTGCAGCACCTTCATGATACCGGCCATCCTCGTCATAATTTCCCTGATACTTCTTCTTCAAAGATGCAATTCCGTTGTCGATCTCGCTTTGCTTATAGTCCAGACGATGCTTTTCTGCATCTATTACGACCATACTGTGCCGTACTGCACGGGCAAGTTCATCTTCAGATGCTCCACGAAGCGTCATATCAGTAATGAGATTTGAAATCTTACCCATTTCAGTCTGAGTATTTCTCATAGGCTTGAAGCTTCCTTCGGGCTTTCCGCCATACTCAAGCTTAGGGTCAAATCCTTCCAGACCTTCCAATGCACGAGTCGATGTAATCTTTACCTTACCACCAGTAGGAATTACCATAACGGTATCGCCATCGAAATCAGCACCTGATAATCTTTCTGCAACCTTACTATTGATACCAACGGCATCCATAGCATTACCAAGGATTCTTTTAGCATCGGCCTGTTTGTTATTTACTGTAAGAACCGGAATTTCAAAGGTTCCACCATGAGGAAATCGGATAAGAGCCACCTGTTCTCCGTTCCGATAGTTAGGAGCATACACCTCGTTGTCTTTCATAGAAGTGATCGGCAGAATTACCTGATACTTTTGTCTTGGCAAAGCTGCTGCCTGTAAGTGAACCGCCGCCGAATCGCAATCATCAGCAAAAGATTTCAACAAAGCTTTTTTGACGGTAGGATTCGTAAGAGAACAAATCTCGTCAAATTCCGCCTGTTTATCAGCGGTAGCCAAGCCGAGCTGCTTCTTAATCAGAGTCATACTCTGCTTTGACAAAAACTGTGAAGGAAGATGATCGCTCCATTCCCCCCAGTCTCCTTCTTCTGCTCTTTTGTTAATAAGAGAAAGCTGTTTTTTACCATCTTTGTCGTAGTAATAACTCTGTCCACCCTTTTTAGAAGTCGGATCATCCGGATCGACAATACCATCTTTTATCAGAGAGCCAAAAGGATTGTCAGGATCTTTTCCGATAGGTTTCAAAACGGTATCATTCTTAGGACCGAGCATCGGAGTTCCGGTTTTTTTGTTCGTGTTAAACACAATATCCACACCATCGGGAAGATCATCAGAATAGATAGCCATTCCTTTGATGTAGTGTGTGCCGTCAACAAGAATTCGAACCTGCGCATAATGAGATTCGCCAAGAGATAAATCATCAACGCCTCTCCGAATTTCGACAACTCCATCTTTTTGAGTTCCTCCATCTTCGGCGTATCTTATCTGAATCCGGCTGGAATCCATGCTTTTCGGATAGACATATTTAGGGTCATAGGTTTCACCGCCATCATGAGAAACGTAATCGCTCAAAGAATGAACATTCTCGAAATTGTAAATCTCTTTATGCTCCGTTCCAGGAGGACAGATGACCTTAATGTTGGTCTGTTTTCCCGGATTCGTGACCTGAGGGACGCCGCCTCCATAAACTGGATAGCCTTCTGACTCCAGTATGTAAAGTGCCTGATTCAGTTTCTCTTTTGAAATGCCGAGTTCTCGTTCAACACCGGTTCCAACGTCAATCATTCCCTTTTTCTCAATCTGCTCTTTTAAGAAATCCGCCGTTTTTCTAGCCTGATTCATACGAGCTTCTGAGTTCTCATTCAAAAGAGAACGAACAGAGGAATCATTTGAGAAACCCATGATTGCCGCGATTTCGTTCAAACTTTTTCCGTCTTCGCGCAGAGACCTCGCTCTTGCTACATCTAAAGCCCTTCTTTCATCTTTTGCCAAAGACTTCTGAGTACGGTACTGCGTCGTAGTAAGACCCATTGATTTTGCAATCTCTGTTTCACTGAGTCCTTGGCTTTTTAATTCCTCGACGCGGCTTAGGAAATCTCCGCTATGTTGATAAGGGTTGTCTCCAGAACCCCAAGGATATCTTCCGGAACGTCTTGGCATCCCGTAATGCATTAACATATCTTCCACAATGGGATTCATGGCTTAGCCCTCCTGTTCTTTAATTTTGTTGATAATCTTATCAAAAGTGATAATCTTATCCATGATTGGAACGATTTCTTCAGCCGTTGGCGTGTGATACAAAATTTCATTGTTCTGATACAAGCGCAATTCGATTTCAATCTCGCCAGGCTTCACTTTATATTCCAAACAAAAAAGAGCAGCATAAATCATAAGCTGCTCCATGTGTGCCGGAATCACGCCGGTCTTCAAATCGTGAATTCTAAGCAAGCCGTTTCTAAACGCAATGCTGTCCGCCGTTCCGAAGCAATTCTCCGAATAAAAAAGAATCTGTTCTGGAACCATTTTGAATCCGATAGCATCGTTCACATACATGTTCAATGTTTTCTGTGACTTCGGCAGCTTCTGCCCTAAACGAATACACTGTGCTGCGAACTCATGAAGAACAGTTCCTTTTTGTGTTGCCAAAAACTTTGAATAGGATTCGGCAACCTTGGACTCATCATAGTTAATCCAATGATATTTACTTGCGCCGAGAAAAGCGTGTTGCCCTTCAAGATTCAAATGATTGTTGAAGTTCATATAACAC